TGACCATCATGGCGAAGGTATCGTCGTCCATTTCGAGTTCCCAATCGTAACATGTTACTTTGGTTTCTTGAACTACCTTTATAACGGGTAGGGAATCGTCACACTTCTTCGAGGTCTTCATCGTCGTCATCGCTCATATCATCTTCAAACACAATCTCATCGCCTTCAACTAGATAATCCATCTTAACGATCTCTAGTGTTCCGATTATGGTCGCGTGATTAAGGTCGTATTCGGCTTTGAAACGATTTACTACGTTCTGAAGCTCAAATAAAAATTGATCTGTTTGTTCGTTGATATTCATAGACTTATGACATGGTTAGAAATTAAAAGCTTTACAATTCTGAAATCCGAGTATAATTACGTATAGTACTTCGTGCAGGAACTGCTTAGTTAACTAACGTTAGTCACTAAAGGTAGATTTAATCGTAGTCGTATAAGCGTTAACCATAACGTCAGGATGACTATGAATAATAGATTGTGGTAAGTTTAGAGCTAGTTAGTAAACCATTGGTTGCTCCGTCTAGTGAAACTAGGCCCGTAACCAACGACGTTACTAACGAAGCGTTCTAACTCATCGTTTAAAAGCTGTTCCTTTCGGTCGTTAATCTTAACGTCGGCATTAGCTGCCATTTGTTCCGTCCAATAGTTCACAGCCATAGCTAAAGCGTCTAGTCTATCATCTTGTAGTAGACTGCCTTTTTCACGGGTTAGTCTCGAAAGTTGGTAGAAAAGACAGTACCTAACTTGAATTTCAATAGGGTACGATTGAGACGATGAGTAGTCATCACGGATTACGCTTGGATCGACGATTAATCGGTGGGAATTAAGGGTAGGTTCCAAGGTGTCTACTATCCGTTTTTCCTTCTGAATATTGTGTCTTACTTCATTGATCGTAACGGGATGTATCGTCGATATAACCGGTTTTAAAAGCTCGGTGAACATCCCGTCTCCCATATTCGATTCTACGACTACTTCGTTGACATTAAAGCGTTTAGCTATGGTGGATAGTTGTCGAAGGACATTCTCGCCATAACCGCCTTTAATACCGTTACAAGCGTGTACGAATAGATAACCATTTAGCATCTTAACGACGGCATAAGCGGTTTCGTCTTTACCTCGTCCACTAGGGTCGATCGCCATGACTGATCCTGTGTACTCGATCATATCTCCCAGCATCTTTAGTGGTCTATGGTAACGATCTCCGTTAAAACCGACGTTAGGAATATCGTTAGTTATCTGTTGATCAGGGCCACTAGCCCACACATACTTCTCATAAGCGACGTCATTATCGAGGTCTTGGACGATCAGATCATTGATCTTTAACGGGTATCTATCGGCGTCACTAAGGCGTGGGTTAAGGAGGAATTGTAGGGCGTACCCTGACCGACCGTAGGAAAGCTTTCGTTCTTCCAGGTCTATATCGTTAAACCGTAAAGGCTCCGTGGACTTCCCGATTGTTTCGTCGTTTGTAGCGTCCATCAGGAACGGGGCTACAGCTCCTTCGTAGATTGTGTCGTTATGTTTATGACTGATATATTCCGAAGGCCACACACGAGTCTCATAACCGCGTTCCCGAAGCTTGGTATATATGGAGTCTTCACATTGTGGTGTACCAAGGAACAAGATCCGTGAGGACGGTAGTGGTTTAACGATCGCATCAAACTCCTTTACCTGGTCAGAAAGCTTATCTCTCATCCCTTGTGTGGCGGAGTTATTAGCTACCTCAACGTCGTCCGCTACGATTATATCCGCTCTACTACCGGTCAACTGCGAAGTAATACCTAACGACTTAACAGACGGAGCGTGTGACGCTGGAGCTGGCCCAACATCGAAACTGATCTTACTGAAGCGTTGCCCGTCTCGTGGCTTTAAACACGCCAAAATGGGGATTTCATGGATCAACCTAAGTGTGAAGGTACTAAAGTCATCAGAACGCGTTTTAGACGCCGATACGACGAGTATATTCTTAGATGGGTCTAGGAGGAGTTGGTGAACGACATAAGCGGAGCATATCCACGATTTACCAACGCCACGAAAAGCCATGACTATAGCGCGTTTAGGGCCGTTCTGAAGGAACTGTGATATGTCGTATTGAAGCGGAGTAGGGTCAGGTAACCCAAGGTGCTTCCAACAAATGAACAGGAAGTTACGAAAGTCTTGAAGCTCCGCTGGAACTTCGTGTTTAGCTTTCATTACTTAGATTGTCTAATCGCTTCTTGAACTTCAGGCGGATCGTTAAAGGGCAGTACATCAGCGAGTTTACCAAGCGGGGAGGATTCTTCGCTTAGACTGACGATACTATTGTCCTTGAGGAGCTGTCTAGCGCCGTTTAAAACTGCCGCATTAGGCTCGTCGAGATCCATATCGACTATGATCTTACGGTATGTATCGGCGAGTAAAACCTGGAGTTCTTCTAATTGTTCTCGTTTTTTCATACGGTTGGTTGTGATGCTTTATAAGGGTGTCCACTAGGTAGATTTGCAGTTAGCCCCCATTTATGAGCTAAGTATCCTTCGAGTTTTTGACGCGTAGCAACCGAAGCGTCAGGAACGACTAAAATTTCAGCTATTTGACCAGCGGGGTATGCGCTTTGTCCACGATTAGTAAAAACACGTAACGAGGTAGAATTTGATAATTGTGTCGTGTAAGCTGAAGAACCTTCTTGTGTACCATCCACAAACGAATATTGAGTAGAGCCTGATAGATCAAATAACGCGTTAAATATGCGATACGCTCCTTTGTAATCCGTGTTAGTGGTGCTAGTTGTTGAATCAGGCCCTGTAAGACTCGCTAAAAAGTTAGTTGATGATGCCGATTGATATTGAAAGGAACTTGTTCCCGTCATGGATAAAATCGAATCCAAAGAGTTATCAATGACATCTACTTTACACACCATAATAAACGAAACATTGCCACTTGATAACAGAAAGGAAGTTGCGTTATATCTATCGTCACCATCTAAATCAACGACATCTAAACCGTTCAAGGCGGCGGTCAGAAGCGTATGATTATCTGTAGTTACTGAATTAGCTATTAGATCGATATTGTTTCCGCTCTTATCGTCGATTTGAGTGACGATTCCACCCACTTCTGTAATAGTACTGTTATCTGATACATCCCACCAACCATCTGTGCTTATAACGCTAGGAGTCCAAGGCACAACCAAATCCCCGCCATAAGACGGCGTATTTAACCGATTTGGGCTAACTATTCTATTCGGGGCTAAAAGCCCGTTTGGGCTAATAATAGACATCAGGAATCGTAGGAACCTGTAGCATATACGCTGTGTGTTCCGGCTGTATAACTACTAACATTAGCACGAATCTTTTGGTAGTGACCGTCATTATCCCTAACCATAAAAGACCCTGTAGATGATACGGCTTGGCTATGGATAACAAACCAATTACCTTCGATATAAGCTTCAATGTTTATAGTTGCGGCTCCAGCAGATTCCGTTGCAATAACAAAAGTCCAACCCTTTGAACCAGCTACGCCAAAGTTACCTCCGTCTCCTGATTCTGTAGCTGAAGATAGTAGTGTTAAGTTTTCTATTTTATGGCTCATAATATATTATTAGTTTTAAATGTTTATTTAGTCAATTAAAGCAATGCAGGGATTAGCTTGGTGTTTTTATCGATTCCATCCACCTTTGTGTTGTTGTTAATAGCTGTGTCTACTTGTGGTTGGATGTACTGAACGAGGTTACCAGCGTCTAATGTCATCGGTAAATCTCCGCTTTCAGCGTGTAAGATCGAGGTATCATCGTCACGATAGATTCTAGCACCTGATATAACTAATGCTGTAGTGCCTGTGTTCTGTAGTTTAATATCTACCACATCTGTGTTTACACGGTAGTTCATAGCGTCGATTGCGGTGATCGCTCCAAACCAATTCTCAATACCGGTAGATGTTGTAGATTGATACACATAGAATGCATATAGCTCACGAGCGTCTGCAATGCCGTCCCCGTCGGAGATGTCGATCTGTACATTCGGGTAGTCAGCGGATAGTGTCGAGATGTTACTACCGTCGATTCCATTGGCGTTATAAACGGTGTCAGGTTGTTGGTCAGCTCTAAACGCGATACCAGCGGACGATGCCACACCAAACGCTTCATACGGTAGGAAAGCGGCGGCTCCAGCT